AAGTCCAACCGACTCCTAAAAGTGATGTACATACGGCGACAAGATGCGTCGTCGTATGTGCTACAATACATTACATCCGGCCAAGATCCGGTGTAATGTATGCAAGAACGCCATTTCATAAACAAAATCCACAAAAAACTCCCTTCCACTATCTACAAATGGAAAATAAATGATGCATATCATGGCGGTGTGCCAGACTGTTTCTATTCAGGCAATGGCGGCCTCTGTTTTGTAGAGTATAAATATAAAAAAGAATTACCTAAAAGAGACGGAACTTCTATTAATTTTAATTTAACACCTCAACAATGCGCATGGCTTAAAGATCGTAAGAGCGAAGGTGTGCCAACATTTGCAGTCCTTGGTGTAAGTAACTTACTTGTATGCACACAAAATTTTGACAATGTAAACAATATTACTAAATCGCAGTTCATGAAAGAAGCTATGAATATCTCAGAATTTATAGCCAAATTAGAGAATTTATGTGTAAAATAACACTCATGAGTGGTAAAAACCTCTCTAGTTTAACAGGAGAGTGTAATAGCTTAGCTGACTCACCTTGTATTGGGTGGTGTACAGTGCGCCAGTTTGGGGATAAAAGGTGTAAAGGTTGTGGACGATATGACTTTGAAGCCGATTCAACCTTCTGGTTTAATGCCGATGAATTAGTAAGAAAACTTATTAATTTACGTAATGCTGCTGCGGGTTATCAAATAAAACAACTTCGCGGTAACGCCCGTCCTGTGCCTAAAGCTGTTGCAAATAGACCTGCAAAAGAAGACCCCTCAACACAATACTAATATGGGCAGAAATTACAAACAAGAATACGAAAGATATCATAAATCTAAAGAACAAAAAGAAAGACGTGCCGCACGTAATAACGTACGTAGAAAAGCCTTAAGAGAAGGAAAAGTTACAAAAGGAAGCGGTTTTGATATACACCATAAAGATGGCAACCCAAAAAACAGCCACCCGTCAAACCTAGTAGTTCAACATAGAAGTCAAAATAGGTCTTTTGCTAGGGATAAAAACGCAAGAAAAGCTTAGTAGCCTTTCATTCTCATACGTTTAGGCTTACTATTTAATTTCTTTTTCTTTTTCTTTTTACCTTTAGTAACGTTTTTTCTTTTGCTGTATGCTCCATATCCAGGCATATTAGTACTCCGCTTTAGTGTTTTTAAATTTACGATGTGATTTGGTGTCAACAAATATAGATTGTTTTTCACCGGGTACAGAACCGTCGTGATTCGGAACTGTAGAATACTTCTTAGTGCACAAGTCTTTGTATGTGTGCGGTTCTTTATGATTTAAAGGTTTATTTATCATATCTCTATTTTACACAAACACACGATCTAGATCCATGTGTTTGTAATACATTAACATTTCCACCTTCTACGTGCTTGTCTTAACCTAGAGTTAGGATTCTTCGCAGCTTTTGGAAACTTCTTCATTTGTCCTGCAGAACGTGCACAAAATGATTTACGTCTTTTTGCAGCCTTACTACCTTTCTTTACTTTACCAGTAACAGCAGTTTTTAACTTAGAGCCAGGATTCATACGTCTGTAGGCTTTTACACCTGCACGAGTCATACCTGCACCAGACTTCGTAGAACGAAAGTTCTTCTTGTTTCTAGCAGGCATTTTACTTCTTTTTCTTTGTGCCACGTCTTTTCCTTTTTACTATAGTTTTTACATTTGTGGGTTTACCACCCGGGTTACCTGCTCTACGTTTACGTGCTACCGCACTACGTCTTTGAGCAGCTGTCATACTACGGGCCTTAGACCGTGGTACGCATTTCGGGTATGCACGTTTGCTTTTCTTAGCCGATTTACGACCGCAAGCTTGATACCTACCCTTTTTCTTAGGTGCACCAATGTCCACCCAATCACCTTTTTTACCTTTACCAAACCAAGCTGTCAAGCCTCCTTTGGGTTTCGTGTTAGCCATTACCTGTAACCGCCACCACGTTTCTTGTACGTACGAACTAACCAACCGTTAGCATACGCAGAAGGGTAAACTTTAAATTTACGTTTAGCTTCAGCCTTAACTCTAGCATATAAAGCTGGGTTAGTTGGCGTAGCTCCCTTTTTCTTTTTAGTTGTTTTTCTTTTCTTTGCTGGCATTATGCACCTACCTGTTTTTGCGCTTTTTTGTGCGCTTGTCTAAATGTATCACCCATAAGCATTCTACGTTTCATATATTTCATATGTTTTGCCGTATGGTGCTTAGAATGACGCTTCATAGCTCCTTCTTGACGTTTAGTCAGCTTTTGCTTTTTGACTCTCATAGAAGTCTTTTTCCTAGTTCTAGGCACCTTTTTTAATAACTCCTTTACCTATTAAGATGTCCTTCATAGTAACGTCACCATCACCAGAAAGGTCTGGAAAGTCATTAGCACTACCTTGTTTTGTATTAGATACAGCTCGTTTTTCTCGAGTTTTAGTATCACCAATTTTACCTTCTCCAAGGTCTTCTATATATGTAGTTCTAGTCATATTTACCTCACGTAAAAGTTTATTTTAACAATTTAATCGTCTTCCTTCAAAAAAGACCTTAGTTTTTGTGCCTTCTCCTCAGCTGTATCAGCATGTAGCTCAGAGTCTACAATCTTCTCTAGCTTCAATGTATCAATCTTTTGGTTTGATATGTACCGCCACGTGTAACCGTCATCGTTGTACACACCAAATACTGTCTGGGCGAACCCTACTTTTATAATAAGTGCGGTATCACCATCTAAAATTACTTTATCACCTTCTTTGAATGACGACGTCAAACGGAAAGTAGCGCCTTTTACAAAGCCTACCGCCCAATCTTTTACAGCTAAACCAACCAATAGAGTTAGTACAAACCCTAGGAATTCAATGTAAAAATCATTTAACGTAAGTTCAAACATAGTCATATCATACATATTCTAATGTAGTATTCTCCATAAGAAATTCAAATAATACTCTAAAATCGTCTTTTTTAAGAAACGGCACATTGTTTCTCATGTGCAGTTTTCGATACTCAGTATACGCTATTTCTAATTGTTCTTCTGTGTACAAAATCATTCTGGTTTAGTGGGCCAAGTAACATCAGTAATGTCATCGTCATTAGTATAATTATTTGGTAAGTTTCTTAACTGTGTTCTATAGGTAGCCCATTCTGTTTTTTTACTATTAGATAATGGGCTATCTGGGAATTGAGTCCAGTCACATTCTTCTAATAATCTAGTTCGTACCTCTCTAAGTCTTTCTAAAGTTGACACCACCGGTACTTCTATAGCTTCTTGTACTACTGCACCATCCACTACTTTTTGTCCCTCTTGTGGCATACTGTGGTGTACTAAACTAAAATTACCTTGGTCTGCAATTGATTGTTGTACTCCCGCTTTAGTGTTTTCATCTACAGATGTACCACCTAAGATTTTACCGTCAGAGTTATATATTATTAATATTTCCATAATTACTTAAATAATGAGACTACTAAAATATCAGCTTCTGCTGAACCACCACCTGCACTCCCAACATATCTAAAAATATCGTGTAAAAACACGTGAGCTCTAAATGTGTAATATCTATTAGCAGTTGCAGAAAAACTAAAAGATATAGTTCTCGCTGCTAGAGCTACACCCCTAGAATTAACTTGTTTAAAATGGTTAAAATAAGCACCATACCCATTATTACTAGCAGGAGGGGTTGCAGAAGTATGTTCTGCATAACCACCTACTAAAGCTACTGAGGCGTAATTACCATCTCTACCATACTGTCTACTCTGCATTCTTACGTGTAAAGTAATTCCGCTAGTAGGCACATAAACAGTACACTGAGTGAGTGCAGTAAGAGTGTTTGGATAAGTCCCACTATTATAAGTACCACTACCGTCTATATGATAAGGGTATGAAGCACCAAAAGTAGCATCAAACATATTACTTTGTACAAAACTTACACCATAAGAAGTGCCATACATATAACTTGCGTGTGAGGCAGCGGCAGAAACAGAAGAAGCAGTAGCTCCAATACTTAAACCTGCTGCTTTATCATAAATAACAAGGTCACCATTTTGAATTCTAACTGGGTCTAAAATACCCGCATTAATTTTTGCCGCACTTAAATCATTTATTTTTGCATTAGTTATTGCTGCGTCTTGTATTTTTGCATTAGTTATAGCACCGTCTTGAATAACACCAGAAGCTGCAGTAATAGTACCAGTAGCTATTTGTGCTGCAGTCAAAGCACCAGTAGTAATAAAATCAGTAACGTTTGAATTTGAAATTTTAGAAGTAGTTACATTTATACCATTGGTAAACTGACCAACAATATTAGAAGTAGATACGTGCCTGACCCAATAATAAAAGTTTGCACCCGCATCTACCGTATCTGCGTATACTTGAGCTCGGGTAGTATCAATACGAATAGCACTACCTATGTCGTTACTTGTATGACGCCAAACCTCAGTAAAAGCAAAATTACCAAATTGTGCTAAATCCCAAGAAAGGATAATTTTTTGAAATGCGCCCGCACCCGAAAACCCAGTAACATCTGGTGGTATAGTGATGTCAACTCTTTCTGTAGGTATAAAAGTATTATCTGGTGTGCCAGCATCTGGGTTAAAAGGATTTTCTTTAAAGTTTTCTACTAACCCAGTATCGATAAGTTCTCGTACAGTTACTGCTCTGTCTTTTGGGTCTCCGGTTCTACCAAGTCGCACTTTTAATGCTTCATCAACCGCGCTTAAATAGGTTTTTAGTTTTGGGTCAACATCTGAAGGTATAGGTGGTATTGAAGGTATTTTGGTTTGATTAGTAGCCATTAGATAGCCCTCAGTTCATCTATAGACTCTCCAATACAGACTTCGTTTATAGTGTGCGCACCTGATACTTCTACTTCATATACTTTGTGTACACCAGTAGGTAGTCTTAAAATTGGTTCCATAATTGTTGTTGCACTAAAAGATGTAGGCGCAGAGCCTGTTGCACTAAACACGGATCCAGAGGCTGTAATTGTAGCATCAAATATTTCTGTACCATCACCAAATACTTTTACTGTAATACCAGAACCAGAATATGCTTCGGCTTCTACTTTTACAAAGTTCATACTAGTAGGTTTAGGTAAAACAAACTGTGCGGTTTTAAATGTTTGTGTAGTATTTGTAGCACTACCCTGAAAAAGTTCTACTTGAGCATTACCACCACCAGAATCATAATCAATAAGGTACAGTTCATTATCATCAGGGTCAGTAAAACCACCTTGTGCATGACCTGTAGCTATTGAACTAAGTGTTGTAAAAGCATTCTTACCACCACGTGGGTCAAACATAAAAGCGCCATAAGCAGAGCCTGTATAATATTGCCCTACATATTTACCTTGCCACAGAAAACCCTTAATTGTGGAGGGATAGAACTGTGCTTGCCATTGTTTAGGTGTAATTAAACCTTCAGTAAGTACACTTATTTCACTACCAGAAACTCCTATTAAACCATCCGGTGAGGCATAAATAGCCAAACCCCCCATATTAACAAGTGACTCTTTATTTAAACATGCCTGTGCTGCTTCCATACGCACCACACTCATAGATTGTGAGTCTGTACCCGCGGCTATATAAGGTGTACCTTTAGTAGCAATAAACAAAGCTTGACCCGCCATAGCTAGGCCAACAATCTCTTCTTCAAGTGTTATGCGATACGCTACTGGCCAAGCATGTGGTAAAAAAGGTTCTGAAAAACAAATTCTTTTACCACTAAACCCGGCAAAAATACCGTTAGCCATAGCAGTCAAACCTAACATCTGTCCGTTAGGGTAAGTACTAGTGTCATCGTCTGGTGGTGCAATCCAA